CCACTACAACCCCAAACTACGACGGCAACTAAAAGCGCGTACCCAATCATGTAACGCCATTTCATTACGACAGTAAGGCGGCTACTTCGTCGGCAGTAAGTCCAAGTTTTGCTAATACTGCCTTTTTTGCTTCTGCTTTTGCTTTTTCCTCTGCTGCTTTTTCTTTTGCGTATTCTGCGTTAATTTCAAGTACTGCTAATTCGTCGGCATTTAGCGGACGTTGTTCGCTAATTCCTGTTGCTGCGTCGTAAAATGTTCCTATTGTTGTCACGCGTTTACTACTCCATATACGCTAACTGTTCCTGTAAAAATGCTATCGCCCGCAGAGTTAGACAAAATAAACCCGGTGTAAGTTTGCGTGCTATTTACATAGCCACCACCGCTTGCTGCTTCTGCGTTTTGCACCGAAAAAGATTGACAAGTAAACAAGGCTTTAGCGCTAACGCCAACTGATGAAATGTTTAATCTGCCCGTAATTTGAGTGCCGCTATCTTGGTTGAGAATAACGAAAGCAGCATTGTTGTTGGCAATTGCGCCAGTTGCAGCGTTGAAATACGAAGTATTTATGCCGGCATAATAGCCCGAGGCTTGCGTTGTTGTTCCATAACGGAATTGAAACCTAAAATCTTGGCTAACGCCACCAGTCAAATCAAATAAAACTACATAAAATTTATAGGCCGTACTAAAACAATTGTCAATGGTGACGGTTGCTGCTGCGCTTGGGTTTGCTGTAGCAATCCATTGCAACCCACTAGCGCTTAACCATGATGAACCGTCATAGTATTGCGTTGTGTTGCTTGCTTCAATGTATGCCATTTGGCCCTCGGCAAGCACCTTTTCGCCTGTTCCACCAAAAGCCGCGTCGCGGGTTGTAGTCGTTGCAAAAACAGGTATGCCTGTATTTATTTGCGTTTGCTGCGCGGCCGTTAAGACCTGCCCGGCTGTAAAACTTGGTACTGCTATTTGTGCGTTCGCGCCCATGCTTTTAGCCTAGATCACCCAAGCACGTTTAACGCGTCAATAATTCCAAATTCGGCGTTGTCCAGTATTAGTTCATAAACAATGGTGGTAGGGCTAGTGAATAACAATACGCGGTGCCCGTTTAATGTGATCTCATGCTCGACGCCCTCTACCGCTAATTCTTGAGCAAGCGTGGTTGTAGTGTTGCCAGTAATAAATGTGCGTTGAATACTTACCGTGTCGCTAATGTCCACAACGGCTACGGTGTCGCGCTGGTCGTCTGTAAGGGCACCGAACACGGTTTCTACGCTGTTGTAGCGGGCTTCGGGGGTTCCGTCTAAAAGGTAGGTTGCTGCGGCTGCTAATTCCGTGTCATCTAACAGGCTGTTGGTAATGCTGTATGTCTGCACAAAAAACGCGGCTTGGCTTGCTAGATCGTCGGCCGTAGCGTTTGCGCCGCCTAGGTTTTCTATGTAAACGCGGTTGGTTACGGCGTCGGCTTCAAAAGTAATACCTAGCCCGTCGTAGGGTACGCCAGTGCCGTCGTCCATAAAGTCAATTACGGGGGCGCTAAGCGTTGTGCCTATACGTGGGGTAAAGGTCAACACGCCTGCACGTGACACGAACAAACGGCCAAATTCTGCGGTTTGGTTTATTTGTAGCAAATACCCTAAGACGTTGGTTCCACCGGGCACGGTGTAGGCGGCGTCGTGGCCTAGGTCTACGGTGCCCACGTCAATGCTTCGAGCGGCACCAGTTGGGTATGCAACTTCGGGTAGGTCTAAAACGGTTTCTATGCGTTCGCCTGATGTTTCAACGGCAACGTTTAGTTCATCCATAAACGTTTGGCTAAGCAAATAAAAATTGTCAGCGCAATAAACGGTAACGGTGTCAATGCCGTCTAGTGAAAAGTTGTAGTCGTAATTGACGACTTTTCCGCGGTATAAATAGTGCGGGGTGTCGTTGTCGTCGTAGCGAATTAGTTCAACGGCTCGCAATGGGGCAAGGCCGGGTAGTGCGTCGGGGGTGTTGTAGTACGGGCCGTTTTCGTCAAACGGGTTAAAAATGCCGTCAACGTCGTTAATGGTGAAAGTCATTGTGCCAGCGGCGAATTGGTCGCCAATGTCGCGCCTACCGCGCCTAATGCTTATTTGGGTTGCGCTGTCCGTGACGTCTGCAAAATCACTACCGGGGCCGAGTGGAAACGTGCCGTCTAATAAGCCCTTGGTTGCGCTGTCAAGGGTAAAACTGTTGACGTCGTAGCCCGTGTCAATGAGTAGGGAATAGTTGCCGGCTTGGGCAATTGCGGTACCGGGCATTATCTAAACCCGGCTATTGGTAAATCCAATGGGCCGTTTTGTCTAGCAAACGCACGTAGGCCGTCTTGTGTGACGCGCCCAATTTCGGCGCTTGTAGCCAACCCGCCTTGTACGTTTACCGTGTAGTTGGTTGTGCCGCCGCGCATGGCTTGGTGTTCGGCAATGCTCGCCATTTGTCCGGGTGTTGGCGCTGGGGGTGCGATTGGTTGGCCCGATGTAATTTGAGTAAACGAAATGTCGGTTTGTGCTTGTTGCAATAGTGCGTTTAGTCGTTTGGTGCTTAAGTTTGGGTTTTTTAAAATCTTTTCGTATTTGGCAAGGACGCTTTCAAGGCCAGCAACTAGGGCTTTGCCTTGGTCTACGCCTGCTTGGTAGAAACGTTCCGCGCTATCTAATCCAAGTTTGGCTGCCACGTTTTGTACGGTCTCAACTAATGCGTTAACACCATTGGGGCCTGTAATGGCTTCTTGGCCACCTGCTACCAATTCGGCTGCAATAGCCGCGCCCGCTTCCGAACCAGCGTTTAAAACTTGGCTAAGGGCTTGTTCGCTTAGGCCGCGCTTAAGCAACAAATCAACGTTGGTTGCATATTCTTTTACCCCGGCTACTTGGTCACGTAACCCGGCTAGAAAACCGCCGCCAGTTTCTACGCCTGCTTCTTTAGCGTCCGCAAAACTAAACCCGGCTTTTATTCCGTCGGCAACGCTTTGTCCAAATTCTTTAAACGCGTCTTGGGCGTCTTTTAGTTGGTCTTTTGCGTCGTCAAGCGCGTCGGCCAATTTGTCTTTTATGACGTCGTAAAGGTCGCTAAGTTTTTTGGTTGCGCCGCCTACTTTGTCGTCAAGGCCCGCCGCTTCTTTTTTGGCTTCACCGGCAGCGTCGGCTAAACGCATGGTTTGTTGTGCGCTGTTTTTAAGGTTTTCGTTGTAAGCGCCTACGGTTTTGTCGGCTTCAAACGCTTCGCGCAATTTGGTTAGGCCGTACCATGCTTGGCTAAGCGGGTTTTGCATGTTTTTTAAAAAGCCCAAAAAGCCGTTTAGTTCGTTGCTACTTTCTTTTACTGGTACTGGTAGTTGCTCGAACGCTTGCGCTAGAAAGGTAACGTTTTTGGTTGCAATTTCGGCTTGTTTAATGAACGCCGCGCCCATGTTTGCTTTAACGTTTTCAAACGTGGCCGACAAGGTTCGTTGGCTGTTTGCCAAGCCGTCGCTTGTACGCATAAAGTCGCCTTGTGCGTCACCGGTCTGCTTGTAAATGGCTGATTGGGCGGCCAAAATCTTTTGTTGTGCTGTTAAAGCGCCTGACCCGTCGTAAATTCCTAGGGCCATTGCTTCTTGTTTTAGGGTTGCGTCGTTAAGCAAAACACCAAAACGGCGCAAAGGTTCGGCTTCGCCTCGTAGCGCGGCACCAATAGCCTGTACGGCTTCCTCGGGGGTTGTGTTGTTGAACGACGCTAGATCGGTTGCAAGGGTTGTAAAGTCGTTGCTAAATAGCGCTAAATCTGTGCCTGCTAAACCCGCTGCTTTACCAAACGTGCCAAACACGCCGGCAGCGTCCAAAACTGCTTGCTTCGACTGGCCAAGGTTTTTAGCGGCGCTGTTGGCAAAATTCTCGACTTCTTTAGCGCCACGGCCAAACACAACGTTTACTTTGCTTAGCGCTTCTTGCATGTTTGACGCGGCCGTAATCATCGGGCCGATCACACTTTTAACGGTGCCTACCGCAAGGCTAAAACCCGCCACCGCACCCGCAACGTTTTTCGCGCTGGTACCAAATGCCTTAAGTTGTTTGTCGGCTGCCTGTACGCCAGTATTAACAAACGACGTAATAATCGGTATGTTAATTGCCATTACTTAACCCTCTGCTTTAGTTGCGTGTTTGTGCGTTTTTCAACGTCGCTAATAACCGATTGTATGTCGTTTTGCACGGCGTCACGGTTCTTAGTTACGGCCTTGTCAATAACACGCGGTTGGCCGCCTTCTTGGCTGTTTAGGTTTGCCACAAATAGGCTGCTTACGTTTCGCCCGGCATGGTCATAGATCACGCCCGCTGGGTCGGTTGATTGCACAACCATTAGACGGTAAGGCTTGGCACCAAAAACTACTTGTTCGGTGTAACCGCCACGGTTGAAATCTACGTAGCGTTCACGGCTTGGGCGTACACCTACTTTAATTTTGTAGCCTTTTTGTACTTGCTGGGTTCGCCAGTTAGTTTCACGGCCTTTAACTAGGTTGCCTCGAACCATGCCCGACAATGGGGCGCCGTTGCCTTTGCTGTTGTCAAAATGGGCCACCATGCTGCGGGCTTCGTTAAGAATTATTTCACCGCTTCGTTGTATGCGTTTGGTGATTGTGCGCCGGTAGGACGGGTCTATTTTGTTTAATAGCGCCAAGGTTTCTTGAATACCTTTTACCTGTAAAACTGGTTGCGCCATAGGGTTACCTTTTGTTTC